TCGATCCACTTGCAGCAAAATCCAATTTTAGGTGTCATGATATAATTATAGTATAGTTTACATGTGATGTCGAATGTTTATGTGCTCAATACCAGCCAAAATACTGCTGGCAAGGCGGCGTGTTCGGGTGCTAAGTAGCTGATTGGTGCTAGCCTGACGCAGGCAATATTCCACACTCTCAGCATCCAGTGTTGAAAGCGAATCTGCTGTGCAGTGGCCCAGATAGACGCCATGTAGATTGACTGCGGCAACTGTGACATCAATTTCTTCATCGGTGTAGAGGCTTATGACCAGAGATTGTGCAGCTCTGTATCGTTGCGGGAAGTTCAGTATGGTGGCCATACTGATATTTATCATTCATGCTTTGTGTATCCTTAGCAGCTTGACCTGATCATTGGGTGCCAGATAACAGCGTATGGCCACGGTCCTGGAAAAACTATGCGGTGTCTGCATGGTGGTAATTTCGCAGAGCCCGGCCTGCAGAATAAATGTAGCCAGCTTATGCGCCAGTTCACTGCGTATGGTCTGGCGCCAGACATCATCATTCATATGCTGCAGATTAATGTCGCTGATCTCTGATTTAATGGTCACCATCTTGCCACCTATGGCAAGGTCAGTCACCTCAACTGGATCGTTAAAACCCAGCGGCAATTGACCCCAGGGCAGGTTGGGTGGCAAGGCCGCCATTATTTCACATCCTTGGCGCTGTCTGCCACACTCTTGTCGTTTCTAAACTCCACGAAGACGGGAAGAAATAAACTCGCAGTGCTGGATGTCTTGTCGGTGATGCGGGCATTGTATTTGATGGCAACGACTCTTCCGATGCTAGATTCAGCAGTAATGCTATCACGATCAGCATCGCTAAAGCCCGTACCCACATTGACTCGGATACCACCACAATCAGACTCAAGAACCAAAGCGCCAAGACGACCCACATTTTTACCTGTCCCTTCTTCCCAATCCACGACGCGGAGGTCGCATTCCAGCTCGCCCTTGAACTTAATCAGGTTCTTGCTGCGCTTATTTTCCCAGATGCCTTCCTTGGTCTTAAGAATGATGCCTTCTTGACCTTCGGCCAGCAGTTGTTCAAACATTCTGCGAGCCTCGTAGTCATTCTGCACCTTTTTGGTCTCTACCAGGCTTACTAGATGACTGAGCTGACGTGCATCGCGATGCAAGGCATCTATGCAGTCATAGAGTCGGGTAAGACGATCACTGTAGGGTACTGCCTCACGACCAGCTTCAAATCCTGACATAGTAATGGCATCCCAGACTGTGGCACGCACCATGTTGGCTTCTTTCACACTCATGGTACCTTTGACTGCCTTGTTCAGGATACCATTGCCAGTCTTGCGATCCAACATCTTACCAGCCTCATCCACCACCATGAGCTCGCCATCGAACACCATGTCTATACCATACCATTCTGCCATTTTGCGGAACGGTATTTCAAAGTTCGGATCTGGTATGTTGATCTCCTTGCCATTGCGGCTGCGGAACTCTACCTTGTTACCCTTGACTATGGCATTGAAGCGCATGCCATCCATCTTGACCTGAGCAAATGCAGGCCAGGTCACCTTGTCTACCAGCTTCTGGTCATAGGCACTGGCCAGCATGCAGGGATATTCAGGAATCAGGCCTGGCCAGATTTTGTTCACCGTAGCATCGCTCACACCACAGCGCAGGTCCTTGGCAATGATGCGTTCAATGACCTGAGCATCCGCAGGGCTGACGCTGCTCAGCACAATGCTGAGATGTTCAATGCCAGCATTGCCAGTCAAAGTACGGTCAGTGAGCAGGCTCAGACGCTTCATTGCTGTATCCAGGGTGTCCTGCTTCTTGGTATTAAGGTTCAGAGCATATTCCGGAATCTTGCGAATATAAAAATTCACAAAAGGATTCAATGCCAGGTTCAGCACACGCTTCAGAGTCTCATTGTTCTGATTCAGCGTCAGAATCTTTTCCTTGTAGAGCCTGCTGTTATTACTGGCCAGGTCATCCAGGATATCTTTGATCACAGTGTGCTCCCATACTTAAGTAATTGACGACGCAGATGCTGCAAGACATGACTCCAGTGTTGCCGAGCCCATTCACTGCGAGCAGACTCCAGCACGGCTTCGACTCGCTCCATGCGCTGTATGGTTAAATCAATCATATATTCTCCTCGAAATGAAGTCTTTACGTCATCATTATAGCAGAAAATTTGATTGGTGTCAAGCATTTTTACCCAGAGCGTGACTGTATCGATGTGCGCGGACTTCACAGTTCATGTTCGATTGCAGCTCTTCGGTCTTGGCGTTTACTTCGTCTTCGCTGCGGGCTATACCACCGTAGCACCAGCTGTGCATTCTACCAATGCTGTCTTTCTTAGCGTATTCCATGATCCAGAATACATCGTCAAATCCGTTGTGCATGATTAGTCCAGTTCCCCACCTTCAGAAATGTCTGCAGTATCGTAGGCATGGCTGGTGGTGCTGCGTTTAATTGTGGATGTCGGCGCTGGCGCAGTAATGGTCTCATACAGAGTCTCAAACTGTTCATGCTCGGCTACCTCTTCGCTGTAGTTACGGCGATGATAGACTCGTGCCATGCGGCGAAAAATTTTCTTGTCTAGTTCAAACTGGTCACAGGTCGTCTTGATGATGTCCCGCACCAGATCACGTTCAGCTTCAGACCTGGTTAGGCTGTTGCTTATCTCCTGCAGCGCCTGTTCGATCTTTTTTCGATCCGCTGGGTTGCTGGGTATATTCATTACGAAACTCCTCTACGGTGTGGATAGGCCAAAAGATGCGCACTGGTTTCCAGTAACGCGAAAGTATGTTGTTGATGACTACGGCGCCGGCTGTGAGTGTGATTAAACCCAGCATGACCAGCAGAGTACCAACAAAAAAGAATGCAGCTTGTTCAATGCTCATGTTGTTTCCAGGTCGGGTTGATTACGTGACTTCTTTTCCCTGACACGAACCTCGCTGGCCAGCTGCGCCTGCACTGCTAGTCGGCGCATCTCACCGCGGCGATGTGGGTCAAGTTCATTTTGAAACATCCATTTAAGATGGCTCTTCATACGAAATGCTGCTGTGGGTCTTAACATCAATTTCTCCTCATGGTGCTGATATCCTTGGCTTCTTGATCGCTGAAGATTGGAACCATGTTGCTCTTGTGCATGGTACCAATACCCACCATCTTGTCGCCAGTATAAACCTTGGGTGCTGCCTTGGTGGCAGACCCCTGTCCAGTATCCAGGCTGGGAAAGCGTCGGGGGTCTCGGTCCGCAGGAATGCTGAGACGATAGCTGTCCTTGAGCTGACCTGACTGAGCCTTGACCTTCTTAGCCGGATATTTCTTCATCAATGCCTGCCAGTCAGCCTCGAGCTCACGAGCCTTGGCAGCCTGTTCGGCGTTGCGGAATTTCTGCTTGCCCTTTTTCTTGCCCTGCATGGACAACCAAGGACCTTCGAGATGCATGCTCATTTCATTTTTATCGCAGAGTGGAAGAATGCATGCAGTATAACAACTGCCCCCCAGGTTGTCAAGCTGAATTCAATGTTTAGACCAAACAAGACATTCAGCGAGGCAATAACCAACAATGGTCCAAGAATAAGCAGCATCAACAACAATACTACAAACATGGCCAGCTTGGTGCTAACATCAAATTTAAACATACTCATGATGACTCCTTAGTTACAGATGCTTTGGGAGGCTACCGCTACACCGATGTTGTTGTACAGATACTCGGTGCGGCACTCGGGATAACGATAGAACCAGGTGGTTGGTGGTGGCGCACTATGTGGTTGGGCTGGCGTCATACCCCGTACCGGCGGTGCCAATTGTACACCTGCAGGATAGATGGGCGCGGGCTGCGCAGGCCGGGTGAGCTTATCGTAGATCCAAAAACCCGCAACCCCCGACACCACGCCCTGTTCGAACGCACCCCAGGCCAGAGCCTTGGTACTGATCATGGCCAGCAGTGTTGCTGCTAAAAGATATTTCTTCATTTAATACTCCTTACTTGGTATAGTCGATCCAGCTGCCAGCACGCTGGAGATCTCGACCCGCACCAGAAACTGCGCCACCCAAGGTACCGCAGGCTGACAACATGGTTACTAGCACAACAATGATCACGCTACGCATAATATCACCTCAAAATGTAGTTACAATACAATCACTGGGACGGCGCGCTGCATTGCGCTTCTTGCCGAGACCGCGACCTACTACTGCCTTGCGCTCTCGCTCCTGCGCTGCCTTGCTGACCTTGACCTGAGGGGCAGGCTCTTTGGTAAATACAAAACAACGCACACCTTCAACAATTCGCACTTCCATGATCCAGGCTCCTATCAATTAAACAATGCTTCGTAGACATATTCTTTCACAGCGGTGTCGGTGGCCTCACCGAAGGCCTCGGCATCATACCAAGCCAGGTCCCGCAGATTCTGCTCCACCAGCTCCCACTCTGACCGGTGTTGACGGTGATAAGCTACAATAAAAGCCACAGCCTGGTTACCGCGATCACTGAACATTCCGAAGTTTTGCATTTCTAGGTCCTTTCTCATTTAACGTACCACTATTATAGCAAAAAAGCACCATTCTGTCAAGTGTTTTCTTGCCTGCTTATGCCTTGATCTGCTTGGCTTTGCAGGGCATTAGCAAAACATTAAGTGGTTTTTGC